TTTCTCTATACGCACGTGCAAAATTAGGGATTTGACCAAAAACAACCAAAAACACTATGCAAGGGAGACCACCAAAGCCCACTAGACTTAAAGAAATGGCAGGCACAGACCAACCTTGCAGGCTACTAGATAATGAAATGCAGGTTAGCCATAGACGCGGAAAACCCACCAATGCCAGATTTTGAAGTTTGGATTGATATAGAAGAGGACACTGACGAAACTAATATAGGCGATGCATTTCGCGGAAAACTGTTTGTTGTTTATATGCAAGAGTTTATAAGAATTGTCGAAGAAGTAAATGGCTATAAGCTTGGATGGTATGTTAATAATGACCGTTTATCC